CTACCGTGGACAGGCTACCCTAAAGTTACAGACGGCTCCCGGTCGCCTGCGCAAGCAAAAGCCCGCGCCGTTGTTCGGCCAGCGGCGCGGGTGATGCCTACCTATATCTTACAACTTTCGGGAGGCGCGGGCAAGATGCAAAGATTAACAAAAAATGAACGGGAATTTTGTGGAGAAATGGAGACGGGGATGGAAAAGACGATGGAACAGATTGAAAACATTTTAGAGCGGGCCACACTGGATCAGCTGAAAATCATCCTGCGATTCCTGCGGCACATCATAAAATAAGCGCCGGAACGGGAAATCGTTCCGGCGGGGAAGCTAGGGGTTACAGTGTCCGCATGGGTCATACCCAGCGTCTATAGCATCATCGCGATAATCAAATTCTATTTGATTATCTTTGTCAGGGAGATAGGAGCAATACGAATGGTGAAATTTTTTTGTATCAATATTCCCGATGTAACAGCTAGAGACATAGCCAGACGGACGATCATTGCCAGATGAAGTAGTTGCTGGTTTTGATGGGAACAGCCAATTTGGGAGAAACGCAAGCACAACGGCGATCCCGGCGATAATGGCATATAGCAGCAGAAAGGTTAAACATCCGTTCAGCATTTTTTTGCGCCGTGCGGGCCATTGAGGATCCGGGGAACGAGGGGAAGACGCGGCTGCGGGGCTTGGGTTACAGGAAGGTTCGTGTTTGACCGTTGGCTTACACGCCTCTACCACAGACGGCTTGAATGGATGCTCATCATCGCGGTGGACAACCGGCGTGCTTAAGGCGAGGTGCGTGATGTTGGGCGGGAGTTCAAGCCGATGAGAAGCGGAGCCAGAAGGAGCGGGAGACAAGCTTTCATTGGAAGCATCCGTGGGTTTTGATTTCTTATTGCGTGGATGCCTGTCGGGCAGATTGTATAAATAAGAAATGAGTTTACGAAGAAAATGAAAGAATAGAATTTCGGCAAGAAATAGAATGACTAGACCAAGAAGCATCAGGCCATCCATAAAAATACCACCCTCTACCAGAATACAGAAAATGCAGGGAGCAGTCAAGCGCACCTGAGATTTTCTGTATATTTTGACGAATAAAAAAGAACACCGGAAGCAGGTTATTTGCTTCCGGTGATTTTTTTTGCGTATTCGAGGATGTTGTCCCAGAACTCCGGGGGCATTTCGAGGGCGGCTGCAATGCCGCGTTTGCGTGTGGATTCGTCGGCTTCGGCCAGAACGTCGGTAAACATCAGGGCCATGCGTTCATTTTCGCTGCGCTGGACGTACATTTCTCCTTCGCCGTCCTCCAACCATGCGAGAGAGACGTTGAGTTTATCGCAGATATCCGAAATTGTGCGATCCGTGAATGGCTTTCTGCCAGAGCATAGGGCAGATATGTGCGGCTGTGTCAAATGCAATGTGTCGGCTAATTCGGTCTGTGTCAGGTGTTGATCTTTCATCAAATAGACAAGTCGTTCGCCAATTGTGTTCACTGTGTTCACCACCTTTCACTGAGACTGTAGCACAACACGGAATAAAAATCAAGAGAAAAATATTTCAAAGAAATAAAAATATGCTTGACAACATAGAAAAGATATGCTACGGTATAGAAAAGAAATAATTCGAGCGAGGTGAGAACAATGTCAGAGGAACAGAAGAAGCAGGTCGAGGGTGTGCTGCATGAGATGAAGCACATGAACCAGCAGCAGATAGAGGTCATGATCGCCTATATGCAGGGTGTGGCTACGGCGGCAAAGCTGATGAGCGAGAAGAAGGAGGCGTGAGGGGATGACGGAAGCAGAAAAAGCGCAGGCGATTTACGCCGCGCGGCGAGAAGAACAAATGGAGCGGTACCACCGAAACGCTTTGATGTTGGCAGAGAAGCTGCTGGACAGAGCAGCGGAGCTTGGAGCGACGGCGGACGAATTTGAAGAAGCTGTGCGGTACATTCAGGCATGGACACATGAGGTAATGGCGCTTCAGCCGCCGACGATGAAGTTTATCCGGCGGAAGCAGCGGTTCCTGCTTCAGAGGGGGAAGGAAGAGATGGAGAACATGCCGGTGCACGGCGTGTGGCCAGATAAGACGGTGGAAGGAGGTACGAGAGAATGAACATACTGGATCTGGAACTGCAGCAGTGGATCCGCGAGGAGCATATGCGCGCGACCGCACCAAAGGCGCTGGCGCTGGCCGAGCGGGTGCTGGAAGCAGCGACTGAGCTGAACGCGACCCTGAAAGACATCGAGGATGCACAGAGATATCTGAACTGTTGGGTGACAGAGTTCCGAGACGGAACAGGCGCGCAGACGATCCACGCGTACCGGCAGGACTTTCTTGAAGGGCCGCGGGCAGAGGAAGCGATGCGCTGCGTGTCGGAATGGCGTCAGTCCGAAGAACGAAGAAGGGGCAGGCCGGGATAAAGACGCTGGAACAGGGCTTCGGCCCGGGTGCAGCAGGAAAGGCACTCTGGATCGTTTTCGGAGTTGTCACATGCGGCGAACTCAAAACCGGGCGGTTTTGGGCATTGGGTGAAGTTAAAGTAAACCGTTTCTGCCCTGCCGTGAACAGGACAGTAGATCGGAACTGGCTTATCGATGGAGCCGGAATACTGCATTTCTAAATCAAGTCTATCACGAATATCCATGAAAATCTCCTGCGCATCGCTTCCCGCATCAAGGATAGCACAGCGCAGGGGAAAACGGCAAGGGGGAAAGCATTATGCCGAGAGAGCTGGAAGGGTACCGGCCGCAGCTGGAGCTGCTGACGGATATGTTTCCGGGCCGGGCGGCGATCGGGATCACGGAATGTCAGGCGGCGCTGGGCATCGACCGGCGGACGCTGCTGGCCGACCGGCGGTTCCCGGCCCGGCACGTCGGGAACAAGTACACGGTGTCGCTCACGGAGCTGGCACGGTGGATGGTACAGAGATAGGAGGCTGACGCATGGCGAAGGTAAAGACCTACACCCTGACGCTGGATGCGCAGGAGCTGCACGATCTGATCGAAGCGGCGCTGGTGTGTGAGTGCCAGGCGGCGCAGATCATAAACGGGCCGAAGCGCAAGGGGCTGGATCTGGACGCGCAGAAGCTCGTGACACAAAATGCCCGTCTGTCGCGGCTCGTCAGGCGGATGCAGGAAGCGAAGGAGGAAAGAGCATGAGAAATAATTTGATTGAACGCCTCGGGTACAAGAGCCCGAGACGGAAACTAAAAATCCACGAGAGATTCAGAAGAGCAAGAAAATTCGCCGCCATGCTGGCACAAGGCGGCGAAGGGGAAAAGGATATGCGGCTCAACGAAGAGAAGGAAGTGCCCTAGAGAAATAATCGACGTCGCTGGGGGAAATATCAGAAATGATAGCGCGAAGCTTGCGATAACATTTCCATGCAGTTTTATTTTCATCAACAATGTCGTTTCGAGTTTCTGCGCTGATGGTTTTGTCGTTGTCGAGCTGGTGATTATTCACATAAATGCACTCGTGAACAAGGGAATACAAAAGACGAAGCTCTTCAAGGTCAAAATTCTGATCCATTTTTTCACCACCTTTCTACTTGAGGATACCACAAAAGCGCTAATGGCGCAAGGAGGAAGCACTATGAGAACCAATCTTGCAGAGCGGCTCGGGTATGAGCCGGAGGAATCGACCGAGGAGCGGCAGGCGCGGCTCCGGGAGGCATACCAGATGCGCAAGGCCATGCGGCGGCTGGCGCGGCTTGGGTGCTGCTGGCTGTCGGGCGTGGCGTTCGCGCTGTGCATCATTGCGGGCTGCGCAAAGACGGTGGACGTCGCGGCCATGCTGGGCGGCGTGTCGATGATGACGTTCTTCACAGGGATATGCCTGTGAAGGAGCGGAAGATCACGATCGACTTCCGCCCTGACCAGCTGGCGGACGTGATCGAGGCGGTCAATGCTTACGCGGACGACCTCAAGAATGATCGGGCGCTCCTGTGCGAAATGCCGCGCGTCGATCATGAGACGACCGACGAACTGCTCAAACAGGAGACGCGGCTGCAAAAGCTGGCGTACTGGCTCCTGTGCGTGCAGGATGAAGCGCTATGACGGCGCAGATCTACGCGCCGCGTATGCGGCAGATCCCGTCACCGTGCGGGAAGGACTGCCCCGGCCGGGAGCCGGGATGCAGCGCACGCTGCTGCAGCTGGACGCTCTATGAGAGCATCCGAAACCACATCTACGACATCAACCACCGGGACAAGATCAGTCTGGAGCCGGACAGAGCCGCCATCCGGCAGATCGAGCGGGCGGCAAATAAGGACAGGAGGGGCAAGATCTATGCGGCAAAATAGCATCGATTACCCCGGCGAGCGGGCCGCGAGGCGCGCGGATATCGTCGAGCAGCCGGGCTACGCCGGCAAGCACTATTTCGTGGTGGATTACGCAGGCCGCCAGCTGACGGTACACGCGGCGGATGAAACGGCGGCCCTGTTCTGGGCGGCAAAACGCTGGGGCTACAGTTTCAAGCGGCCGGAATACCACCAGACGGCCAGCGTGGCCAAGCTCGGCTATCAGCCGGACAACAGGCAGGGGGCGCTGGTATGAGGTTTGTGTGTGACGCCTGCCAGGATATCACGAACATCGAGGCAGACCGAATGGAGATCCAGGGCGACAAGCTGATGGTGTACAGCCGCGGGCGGCTGGTCTACGTGGCGGATCTGGGGCAGATCATGCTGGCGAAGCTGACGCCGGGGAGGGAGGAGGCAAAATGAAAGAGAATGTGCTGGAGCGAAATGCAAGGCTGGATACCGAACGGAAGATTGCGGATTTTCGAGTAAAACAGCAGATGGATTATGCGTTCAAGGTGAAATACGCCAAAATCCGCGCATGGGAATTTTACGATCACCCAGACGTTGCGGGTAGCTGCTACGTAGCTGTCGGCGGGCTGGATTCCATCACGCTGCTCCTGTTCCTTCGCAGCATCGGTATTGATGTGCCTGCCATCTCGGTATCGTCGCTTGAGGATAAAAGCATTCAGCTGATTCACAAGCAACTCGGCGTGAAGCCGCTGAAACCGCTGAAAAGCAAAGTGGAAGTGCTGCGGGAGTACGGATGGCCGGTTATCTCCAAGGAAGTTGCGGGGAAAATTTCACTTTTGCAGAATCCAAGCGAGAAGAACGCAACGGTACGCCATGCAATCATAACTGGGGAAACAGGGGCTTACGGCGGGTTCCGCACGGGGACGCGGATGAAGCTGGCTCAAAAGTGGCTGGAGCTCTTCGGCGGGTACGAAAATGAGAATGAGGGAGTCAGCTACAAAACACCGGATTTTCTCGTATCGGATAAGTGCTGCTATTACCTGAAGGAAAAGCCTTGCAGCGATTATGCCAAAGAAACCGGAAGCTTCCCGTATATGGGCCTAATGGCGTCCGAAGGAGGGCGCAGGCAGAAAGCGTTGATGATGCACGGGTGCAACTACATATCGCCGGGAACGAAACGCAGCTGTCCATTCGCGATTTTCTCGCGGCAGGATCTTTTGCAGCTTGCGCTGGATTTGCGGGTTCCGGTGCCGGAAATCTACGGAGAGATCGTGCGCGACGCAGACGGAACACTCAAGACGACAAAAGCACAGAGAACCGGGTGCTCCATGTGCGGGTTCGGCGTGCACATGGAAAAACGCCCACACCGGTTCGACCGGCTGTGGGAGCGGAATCCAAAGGAGTGGGAAATGTGGATGAATCATGTAATGCAGGATGATCGCGGGAACTGGTACGGCTGGGGCCGTGTGCTGGACTACATCGGCGTCGAGTGGCGGGCTCCGGAAGCCGCGCTGTTAAATCCGGATGAACTGCCGGGACAAATGGTTTTTGAAGGAATGGAGGATACGCCATGACAAGGCAGGAAATCGTGCAGGCGCTGCGGTGCTGCGCGAATGGGCTTGGACACGACGACGCGTGCGAAAACTGCAAGGTCGGAGAAATCCAAGATCGGCGGGAATACATCGAGTTTGCGGCTGCTAACGTGATCGAGCGCCTGACCGCCGAGAACGCAGAGCTGCGGGAGAAAGTGCCGCAGTGGATCAGCGTGGAGGATAGGCTGCCAATAGACCGTCTCAGCAAATATCTCGTTGCTTTTCGGGACGCGGGCGGCTCGATTGTAGATATGGCAAGATACTTTCCGAGCGACGGATGGACGTGCGATAACTGGGAGGTACCGCAGAACTTGATTACTCACTGGATGCCGCTGCCGGGAGCGCCGAAGTTTGCAGATATATTACGAGGAGCGCCGGAAGCGCCGGAGGGTTAAAGCGAATGGGAATCTATGATGCAGATTGCGACTGCGTTAGAGCAGACGAAAGGTTTATTTGCAAATGCGCAAAATGCGGGCGTGAGCGGCTCAAAAAGAATAGCATCTGCGTTCTAGTTAGAAAGCCGTATAGCCCTGCAAGAACGCTTTGCTATATTTGCCAAAGCTGCTACGTGGAAACGATAGAAAAGCTCGGGATCATGGAGTAGGAAGGAGACAAGCATGAGTAAAGCTATACTGATCAGCATTCGCCCGGAGTGGTGCCAGAAGATCATGGCAGGGCGGAAGACCATTGAGGTGCGCAAGACGCGCCCGAAGATGAACCCGCCGTTTAAGTGCTATATCTACAAATGCGGAAACGGCAAAGTCATCGGTGAGTTTGTATGCGATGAGATCATCAGCATTGACGGCGCGGGAAGAATCCCATCGGACATTGCACGGCCAACCTGTCTGGAGCCTGCGGAGCAACACCAGTATCTCGGCGCTGCGGTTGGCTACGGCTGGCACATTTCTTATCTCGTGATTTACGATCACCCGCGCGATCTGTGGGAGTTTACCGGACTGCGGGAGACGAAATTCGACTGACTAAATGGAACGAATCATCGTATAAACACGCCTATTACCCGCGCTGCTTTAAAGAACCGTGCTACGGCAGCGGGTGCAAAATCAAGGATTGCCCGTTTGAAATAGCGGTGTGTGAGCGACTTGCGGCCTACGAGGACACGGGGCGGGAGCCAGAAGAAGTAACCGCTTTGGAAAAACTGTTTGATTACGCACTGAAAGAATCAAAAACGCTGATGGAGCAGCTTGCATTGCTCCATCACATCCGCGAGCTTGCCGAGGCCGACAAGGACGGGCGCGTGGTCATGCTGCCGTGCAGGCAGGGAGATGAGCTGTGGACATACTGCGATCACCCGATTAAGCGGGTATATAGTTTTACCGTATCGGACGTGAGTACCATGAACGGGCGGACTGTGCTGAATACGCTAGGTCTCGGGACGATCAGACCAGAGGACATCGGCAAAACCGTATTTTTTACCAGAGAGGAAGCCGAGCGGGCGATGGAGGGCAGGCCATGACCAGAAAACGCGCAAAGAAGCTGCTGATGTCCATCGGCACGAGCCGGAACCATGCAAACTGGGGGCTGACGGCAAAGCCGCGCTGGAAGACAAACGCCGGTGTGGCAGAGGATACGCTGACGATCACTCTGTACGCGAAGCTGCTGCGGGCAAGAATGGAGGGCAAGAAGGATGGCTAAGCACATAACAAGCGCACAACTGCAGGAGATAATGGACGCGGCGGAAAGAGGACTCGATGAATACAACGAGGTACTGCAGCGGATCGCCGGAATCGAGGCAAGAGAATATACCTCATACCAGTATTTTGATGAACGCGGTGAATATGTAGGCGACGACAACGAGATGTTGCTTGAAGATATACTGGATAACGCAGGTGTGGAGGTGCGCGATGACTGAAGAATTTATCAGCCGCGCGGAGGCATTGCGCGCCGTGCAGAAACAGCGCGGCGCGAATAGAAGTCCTGCGCAAAACGCCATGCTTGACTGGATCTGCTGCGATATCAAAAACATGCCTGCCGCAGACGTTGCGCCGGTGGTGCATGGGAAGTGGCTGGAAGAAGACGGGGCACAGATCTACTCAAATTGCGGAGAAGAGCACTGTTGGGACGAATACCGCGCGACCTTCTGTGATAACTGCGGCGCGCGGATGGACGAGGCTGCCAAATGAGCGGACTGCGGTTTGAATCGATGGCGGACATGCCGCCGAGGATGCGGGAGGCTTACGCAAAACAGGTGCTTCCGGATACGCAGGCGCAGCAGGGGGCGGCGAAGTACCACAACGAGCGGGCGGAGCGGGCCGGGATCCGGTTCGACAGCCGCAAGGAGGCGCGGCGGTACGACGAACTGATGGTGATGCTTCGGGCCGGCATTATCTCCGATCTGCGGCTCCAACCGCAGTTTACCTTGCAGGAGAGCTACATCACCGAAACGGGCGAGCGCATCCGCGCGGTGCGCTACACGGCAGATTTCTCGTACCGCTTCGGCAACAAGCTCGTCGTCGAAGATGTGAAGTCCAAGCCGACGCGGACGAAGGAGTATCTGCGCAACCGAAAATTCATGCGCTCAAAATTTGGAATCGACATACAGGAGATTTAAACATGCCGGAAGAAAAAAACGAGAGCAGCCCGCACGCAGTGTGCGGCCTGCCGAAAGGCGGAAACGCCTGCCAATACGCAAAACTCGCACCGGATTTCTGCGAACGGTGCGGCTGGAATCCGGAGGAGCAGGCGCGGCGCAAGGCGCTGCCGCTCAAAAAGAGCGAGGACGGCCTGCTGCATAAGGATATCAGCACCAAGGAATAGGCAATCAGCCGGGGAACCTTATTTTTTGGACATATGCCGCAGCCGCTTTGCCTTGAGACGGCTGCGGGAGGATCACCCTGGCTTTGCACCCGGCGCACGGTAAACCCCTCAAGCCCGTGCGCCGGGGATAAAAAGCGCGTGTGGAACGTGCGCGCGAACGGAACCCGTCAACGTTACCCCACACGGGGGTCTCGCATAGCCTCCGTGCATCGCTTGCCTCCTTTTTATAAGCCGCCTGATGGCAGTCAAGGGCGGCTCGCCCGGAAATGCGCAGCGTTTGACAGGCGAGCGCGGCGCGCCGGTGCGCAGACGGTGAAAGCCCGTCCTGCCTACGGGGGCCGGAATACCGGCCCCCAGACGAAAGGGATGTGAACGCATGAAACAGGAATTAGTCAAGCTGATCTGCCCGCAGTGCGGGAAGGAATTTTACCGGACGCCGAGCTATCTGCGGCAGTACAACACATACAAGCCGTGCTGCTCACCGAAATGCAGGAACGCAAACATCAAAGCAGTGCGGGCCGAAGGACACATACAATGCGGAGAGCGCATGCGCGCCGAAAACGGCGAGCTCCGCCTGCCGCACAGCCGGGTAAACATCCGCATCACAAAGCCGGTAGAAATCTACCCGGAGCTGAGCCCGGCCGTCGGGCGGATCTACCCGGCGGAAAGATACAGCCCGCCAACAAGCACGAAGCGGCACGGCTATGTGATCCAGTCCGGCGGCAAACGCATCAATATCCGCGCCGATGAGTGCGTGGAAGTGTGAAAGGAGCATTAAAATGGCAGAAATCATGGGAACTTTTGCGCACGACCTCGACAATTTTGTCGCGTACTACGAAAAGCTGAATTGGGATACCAGTTTCCGGGGCGAGGCATACCCGCCGCGCATCGTCATGGAGCAGTCCACGCCGCCGCTTTTCATAGTGGAGGACGGCCAAAAGAAACTGGTGCCAAATCCGACGATTCAGATTATTGGCCGACCGGAGACTGAGGTTGTTACGACCGGCAAACTGCAGATCAGCAAAAAGGATTTCACAAAGCTGTGCAACCGCGCATCCGCGCTGCTGGAACTGTTCTTGCACGGGTTTATGCAGGAGCGCAAGGAAATGGAGGCGGCGCAGGAATGACAGACACAAAAAACATCTATTGGTCTGCGATTGAGACATTTGGCTATGATTTGCAGATTGCGGTTGCAATAGAAGAAATGGCAGCGCTGACAAAGGAGCTGTGCAAGGCACAGCGGGTGACGTTTGCAGGCCGCGGCGGGCTTGGGGACGGACTGATTGACAACTATGACGAGATCGCCGAGGAGATCGCGGACGTGCAGATCGTACTGGATGAAATGATGTGGGCGTTCGGTGTAGCGGCAGAGGTACAGCACGCCAGAAAGCAAAAGCTCGCACGGCTGGAAATGCGGATCGAGAAGGCAAGAGAGGCGCGCGGGGATAATCGTGAGCATACCGCAAATTGGGAAGCGCTGGACCCGAAAGGGAATCCATGGTATGCAAAGCTGAATGGGCCGGGGCCAGATCCAAAAGGAGCACGAGGCGCGTGGGGGCACTGCCCGAAATGCGGGGCATCAGATTGCGAATGGGACGCTGAGACAGACGTATGCACATGCAAGGCGTGCGGATACACGAACTGACCGTTGAAACTGTGGCCGGAATCTCCGGCCACGCTTTGAGCGGGCAGAACAGGAGGGATCGCTATGAACATTGCGTATAACATGGACTGCATGGAGTATATGCGGACGCTGCCAGATAAGGCGTTTGATCTCGCGGTGGTAGATCCGCCATACGGGATCGAGAAAGGGTTTAAAGATACAAGCCGCATTGCGAAATACGGGCAAATGCAGACAGTAAACGACGCAAAGCCGTCCGCCGCGTACTTTGCAGAGCTGCGCAGAATCAGCAAAAATCAGATCATTTGGGGATACAATCATTTGTCGGATCTGCTCCCGCCAACCAAAGAATTTATTTTTTGGTACAAGCACCAGCCAGTAGATACATACTCGGATGGAGAATTAGCATGGACAAGTGGGACGAAAACGGCAAAATGCTTTGATTATGCATATTTCGGGGGGGTGCATGCAGACGAATGCAGAATCCACCCAACGCAAAAGCCCGTCGCGCTCTATGCGTGGATCTTTGCCAGGTACGCAAAGCCGGGAGATAAGATCCTCGATACGCACCTTGGGAGCGGGAGCAGCCGGATCGCGGCGTATGACGCAGGGCTGGATTTCGTGGGGTGCGAGATCGACAAGGATTATTTCGCAAAACAAGAGGAGCGCTTCGCCGCGCATACGGCGCAGCTGTCGCTATTTGTATAAAAGAGAGGCTGAGTTATGGCAAAGAGGCACAAGCGCCGCCTGTTTACAGGGGCGGTATGTACGCAGATCGTTTATACCGTGTCCGATGGCGCGGATCCAAAGACCAGCCGGCCGAAGAAGCCGCGGTTCCAGTCGCAGGAAGAACGCGATGAATTCAACAGCAAGCAATCGCTGAATCGGCTCGTTGCGCTGATGAACGCCAATTTCACGCCGACAAGTCTGTATTCCACCCTGACATTGGATGCAGAAAACGAGGTACATACCGCAGAGGAAATGCGCAGAGTGCGCGACAACCTTGTGCGCCGCATGCAGTATCACTATCCGGAGGCCAAAATCGTTGCTTTTTACGGAAGAGGAAAAACAACCAATCGCTTCCATTTACACCTGGTAACAGAGGGGATACCGGAAGAAGCCATCGGCGGGCTTTGGGGGCTCGGCAGCGTGATCGAGGTTCGGCACCTGCGAAAGCACAACTATTATATAGATGAGCAGGGAAACAAGGTCGACCACGGCCAGGACTACACAGCACTTGCCAGTTACCTGCATGCGCACTGGAGAAAAGAATTCGGCGGCCACCGGTACAAGGCGACGCGAAATTGTATCCGCCCCGAGCCGGAACCTGCGACCGAGACCGTGCGAGAGTACAGTCCAAAGCATCCGCCCGTCGCCCCGCGCGGCTATATCCTCGTCGAGGCCCGGGCGACAAAGTACGGGTATCAATATTATAAGTATGTAGTCGATCCAAGATCAGAGCACAAGCGGAACGGGAGCCGCTTAAATTAAACCTTGTATATGCGTAAGGTTTTAAAACGAAAGGGTGATAGGGACGAGCGACTACTGGCACAGGGAGTATATCTGCCCATTCTGGCAGGCAGCCGGGAAAAAGACGATCCGCTGCGAGGGAGAATGCGTGCTCGCATTTCCTGAGCGGCGAGAGACGTCAGACTACATCACGCGATACTGCGCCAGCTTTGACTACGTGCGGTGCAGCATCGCGGCGGCGAAGCTCCGATACTACGAAAGAACAGAATGAGAGCCGAAGCGCATGCGGAACACCGTATGCGCTCATTCTGCGTGCGTGGGGTGAAAAGATTTTCCGGATACGCTATGCTGAAAAGCAGAAGGGAGGCGTGAGCCATGGCGAGGAAACCGAAGTATGAATCCGTGGAGCAGATCGAAGGGCTGATCGAGGCGTATTTTGAGAGCTGCAAGGGAGAAATCCTGCGGGATGAGGACGGGCGCATCGTTTTCAACCAGAAAGACGGGACACCGGTCTGGGTGAACCGGAAGCCGCCAACGATCCCGGGGCTTGCGCTGGCGCTGGGCTTTTCCAGCAAGCAGAGTCTGTATAACTACAAGGCCAGGAAAGAATTTATGGACTCGATTTCGCGCGCGCAGACGCGCGTGGAACAATATACGGCCGAAAGACTGTTCGACCGGGATTCTCAGCGGGGCGCGCAGTTCGCGCTGGAGTATGCGTTCCGCTACAGACGGGATGCGGAGGGCGAAAAAAAGGATGAAAGCCAGAGGATCACGATGGAGGCGGAGGCGGAGGCTTACGCGGGATGAAAAAGCGCTGCTTCGGGGAACCGAACGAAAAGCAAAAGCTGTTTCTGCTGGATCATCACCGGCATGTGGCCTATGGCGGTGCGCGCGGCGGAGGGAAAAGCTGGGCTGTGCGGACGAAGGCAAAGCTGCTGGCACTGCACTTCGCAGGGATCAAGGTTCTGATCGTCAGGCGCGCGATGCCTGAGCTCCGAAACAACCACATCGAGCCGCTGAAAAAAGAGCTGGCGGGGATTGCGAAGTACAACACCACCGACAAGACCTTCCGTTTCCCAAACGGATCGACGATCACGTTCGGTTACTGCGACAACGCGGGAGATCTTGGGCAATACCAGGGCGCGGAATACGACGTGCTGTTCATTGACGAGGCCGGGCAGCTGCAAAAGGAGTGGATCGACCAGATCAACGCCTGCGTGCGCGGCACGAACCCGTTTCCAAAGCGGACGTACTACACGCTGAACCCGGGCGGCCCGGCACATGCGTATTTCAAGCGCCTGTTCATTGACCGCAGATTTGAGGACAAAGAGAAGCCGGAAAACTACAGCTTCATTCAGGCGCTGGTGCAGGACAACAAAGTCCTGATGCAGATCCAGCCGGAGTATATCGAGCAGCTCGAAACACTGCCGCCGAAGCTGCGCGAGGCATGGCTGTATGGCAGGTGGGACGTCTACGAAGGGCAATTCTTTGAGGACTTCCGGGACGATCCGGAACACTACAAAGACCGGCGCTGGACGCATGTCGTTGAGCCGTTTGAGATCCCGGACGGGTGGACGATCTGCCGGAGCTATGACTTTGGCTACGGAAAGCCGTTTTCCTGTGCGTGGTGGGCGGTCGACTATGACGGCGTGATCTATCGCATTCTGGAGCTTTACGGATGCACGAAGGCACCGAACGAGGGCGTCAAGTGGAACCCGGACAAGCAGTTTGCGGAGATCAGCAGGATCGAGCGGACGCATGCGTGGCTCAAAGGGAAGAACATCATCGGCGTCGCAGACCCGGCGTGCTGGGCGGCGGATCGCGGAGAGAGCATCATGCAGACCGCAGCGAAATACGGTGTATATTTTTCACCGGGAGACAACGAGCGCATTGCGGGGTGGATGCAGTGCCACTACCGGCTACAGTTTGACCCGGATGGATACCCGAGAATGTATGTATTTGCAGGGTGCAAAGCGTTTATCCGGACGATCCCGATGCTCATGTATGACGAGCACAAGGTGGAGGATCTGGATACGAAAATGGAGGATCACTGCGCGGACGAATGGCGGTATATGTGCATGTCGCGGCCAATCAAGCCGACGGTACCGGCAGAAGCACCGCCGGTTCTGTTTGATCCACTGGACATGATGAAAAGGAGGTAAGGCCATGCTGGCACCACAACTGACGGAAACCGAGAAGCAGACCATGATGACGGAGGTCTTTCTCGGATACAACCACAACCTCGAGCTGGCGGACGGGGAGTTTTACGACATGGAGAATCTGTCGGCGGACGAGTACCCACTGCTCGCGCCGCGGCCAAGGCGGGGGACGGCGCAAGCGATCGATGGCGTGCAGGGGATCTTGGCGAAGGATGCACTGTGCTGGGTGCAGAATCAGGTGCTTTACATCAATGGCGCTTCCATGGAGAGCTACATGCCGTCTGTCAGCATCAGGGCGGGAGAAAAGCAGCTCGTTTCCATGGGCGCGTATCTGTGCATCTTCCCGGACGGGATCTACTTCAACACCGAAAAATACTCCGACAACGGGTACATGGGGCAGGAGAATGTGGTCGACGCATCGAGCACGAACGTAGAAATTTCTCTTTGCCTCGTCGACGGGACGGCGCTGACGGTCAGCTACACGCAGGCCAGCCAGCCGGAGAGTCCGTCGAACGGGCAGTACTGGCTCGACACGTCCGGCAAGCTCCACACGCTCAAGCAGTGGGCAGAGGCAACAAGCCAGTGGGTATCCGTGCCGACGGTGTATCTGAAGCTTTCCGCGAACGGCATCGGGAAGGGCTTTAAGCAGTACGACGGCATCCGGCTTTCGGGGCTGACCGGAAACGAGCAGGTCGAGAAGCTCAACGGCAGCCAGATCCTCTACGATGTGGGCGAGAGCTACCTCGTGATCGTCGGCCTCGTCGACGAGACGACGAAGGTGACGAGCGGGACCGTGAAGACGGCGCGGAAGGTCCCAAGCATGGACTTCATCACCGAGAGCGGGAACCGGCTGTGGGGCTGCAAGTACGGCGTGGCGGACGGAGAGACCGTCAATGAGATCTACTGCTGCAAGCTGGGCGATTTTAAGAACTGGGAGTGCTACCAGGGCGTGTCGACGGATTCATGGCGCGCGAGCTGCGGCACGGACGGAAAGTGGACAGGCGCGGCGACGCTGGCCGACAGTCCAATCTTCTTCAAGGAAGACTGCTTCCATCGGGTGTATCCGTCGGCGACGGGGGCACATCAGGTGGTCGTGCAGAAATGCGCGGGTGTGCAGAATGGGTCGAGCAAGAGCCTGGTCGTGGTGGATGACCGGCTGTATTACAAATCGCGGATGGGCGTTTGCGTGTACGACGGGAGTCTGCCGAGCGAAATCGGAAGCTGCTTCGGGACAAAGTTGTATTACAATGCCGTCGCGGGCGGGGTGCGCGGGAAATACTTCATCAGCATGGAGGATGCGGCGCACAACTGGACGCTGTTCGTCTACGACACGCGAAAGGGTCTGTGGCACAAGGAGGACAGCACCCACACAGAGGACTTCGCGCGGGTGGACGATGAACTGTATTTCCTTGAGGACGGGACGCTCAAAACCGTGTACGGCAGCGTCGGGACGCTGGAAGGCCCGGTAGGCTGGATGGCGGAAACGGGGATCATGACGTATGGACTCGTCGGGAAGAAATACGTCTCGCGCATCAATCTGCGCATGCAGCTGCCGAAGGGGTCGAGCGTCGATTTCTGGGTGCAGTATGATTCAGACGGCGTGTGGCGGCACTGCGGGCACATTGAAGGCCGGGGGCTGCGGACGTTCCTGCTGCCGATCCGGCCCGCGCGGTGCGACCATCTGAAGTTCCGGCTGACAGGAAAGGGCGAGATGAAGCTGTTCAGTCTGGCGCGAGTCCTGGAGGCAGGAAGCGATGCGTAAGACGGGAGGGGCAACATGGGTAGTCTGACACTTGCATACCCGTCGATCGCGGGGAAGACGACGCAGGAGCAGCTGGAGAGCATGCGCAGGTATCTGTGCAGCGTGACGGAGCAACTGAATCTGGCGGACTGGTCGGCGAAGGCGACGCTGACGGAGATCGCGCAGGCAATCGACGCGGACAGCCTGCCGGAGGCGGAGAAGAAGACAACGCTTTCGGGATACGCGGCTTTGAAGTCGCTCATCATCAAGACAGCGGACTTCGCGGCGGCGAATTCGGAGACGTGGTCGACGAAGCTGTCGGGCAGCTATGTGGCGATCTCGGACTTCGGAAAGTATCTCGAAAAGACGCAGCTGACGATCGAGGGCAATTCCGTCGGCATCAAACAGCTGTATGACTACACGGCGGGCGTCAACAATCAGTTCTCGGTGAATTCGCAGCAGTATATCAAGACGGGGCTGCTGTATTACAACGACGTGACGCCGGTGTACGGCGTGGGCGTGGGGAACATCGAGACGAAGGTGACGGACGGCGGCGAACGGGTCATCGACCAGACGAAGAACGAGCTGGTGACGGTGACGCCGGACCGGGTGAGCTTCTGGCAGGACGGGAAGGAGGTCGCGTATTTAAGCGACAAGAAGCTGCATTTCCCATCCGGGACGCTGGAGGCGGCGGGGGCGGTGCTGTCGGGGAAGATCACGGCAGCAGCCGACTCGACGTTCGGCCCGTGGACGATCTCGGAAAGCAGCATTTTCCGCAAGGCCAACGAATTTGGGGGCAGCGCAAGCATGTACTTCGGCACGAGCGGGCTTTCCATCAAGGACAAATTCAAGGTCGACGCGAACGGCAAGCTGACGTGCACGGGGGCTGAGATCGGCGGAACGATCAACGCAACGGATCTGAAGCTCGACGGCACGAGCATTCAGACGAAGCTCAAGCAGATCATGGATGAGATCAACATCATCAGCAACGGTCTTGAGATCGCGGGCACAAATTTCTCCAACGGCACGATCGGCGGCGCGGAGGGCAGTCTGCAGTTTACGTCCTCCAGCACGGCGGAATATGCGGTCAATCTGGCCGGCCCGGCGGTGCGCATCAAGTCGACAAAGGGCTCTGTGTATCTGCAGAACAAGGATGAAAGCGCGTGGATCCAGCTGCTCGCAAGCGGGAAGATCATTTTCCATGCAGCGTCCATCGAGGGGATCAGCACCGCAACGCCGGTGTTTGGGTGAGGATATGGCGACGTATACGGAAAAATGCTATACCGACAATGGTGGAACGCTGATGGCGACGTTGACCGAAGAAATTGAGGGGACAGAAATTGCGGTCACAGATACGCTGGCCTACAAAACATATGGGAAGGCATATGTTTTTATGATATGCAGAGGCGCAGGGCAGATGGATCGCTGGATCAAGGGCGAAAGCATCAATTTAAACCGGATACAACAAGGCGGCTCCGTGATAAGATTTTACTTTGTCCGTCGCGTTCAAGTTTCAGATTTTGCGTGGACAGACAATGATGATGAAAAAATCAAGGCTGGGCAGCATGTGTCGAATCTGACCGCAGCTGCGATGAATGACTTGTATCAAAAGCTGATCGCTATGAGCGAGCTGACAGTGGTGCGGGCTGATACTGTTCCTAAAATTGTGCCTGGGGATACTATAACGGCAAGCATTGTCAGACAGGCGTTTAATGGGATAGGGGGAGGGCTGCTATATGTCGATGAAGATGCGAGGCAAGCAATGTATGATGGGGTTAAGCATGACAGCATCAAAAAAGGAGCCCCGATTTATGCACGGATACTGCTGAACATGAAGGCCGGAGTAAACAAGCTGATTCAGGCAATGCGGCCATAGCGGCGGAAGGAGATTGAAATGAACATCACAAAGGCAATCGTGCAGCTGCGGGAGCGGCTGATCATGGACATCAACCGGGCGGGGCTGCCGCCGGTCGTGGTGGGGCTTGTGCTGGACGGAATCCGGCATGAGGTCGAGCTGCTGACGGCAGCAGATATGCGGAAGGAGGACACAGAGAATGCAGGCAGAGCAGATGCAGCCGAGAATGCAGAATGACACGGCGAGCGGGCTGACGACGCGGAAGTCCATCGGCGAAGAGCAGGCCAGAAAGGCCATGGACACGCTGCAGAAATACCGGCAGGGCAAGAGTGCGCTGGAGGCGCGGGTCATTGCTTCGGAGGACTGGTGGCGCATGCGCAGCTGGCAGAGGATCCAGAAGGGGAACCAGGAGGACGACAAGTGGACATCGGCGTGGCTCTTCAACGTCATTATGGGCAAGCACGCGGATGCCATCGCGGCATATCCGGCCCCGGCGATCCGGCCGCGGGAACCGGACGACCGGGAGGAGGCAGCGAAGCTTTCCTCGGTGCTGCCGGTCATCCTGGAACAGAACGACTTTGAAGAGGTCTATTCGGACAGCCAGTGGACGAAACTCAAGCAGGGGACGCTCATCTGGCATGTGAAGTGGGATTCCTCGAAGCTGAATGGACTCGGGGATATCTCGGTGCAGCCGGTGGATATTCTGTCTTTCTTCTGGGAGCCGGGCGTGCGGGATCTGCAAAAGTCGAAGAACATCTTCCTGACGGAGATGGTGGACAACGATCTGCTGATCGCGAAGTATCCGGAGCTGGAGGGGAAGCTCAATTCCAATCCGCAGATCCAGCAGAAGTACAACACGGACGACGTCATCAATTTTGACAACAAGTCGATGGTGGTGGACTGGTATTACAAGAAATATCAGAACGGACGGCAGGTGCTGCACTTCGCGAAGCTGGTGGGCGATACGGTTTTGCAGTCGACGGAGAACGATACGGAACAGAAATATGACACGCTGACGCTGCCGGACGGGAGCATTGTGCAGCAGCCGGCCGGGCGGCCCATGGCCGAGACGGGGTTGTATGACGACGGGGAATACCCGTTTGTGGTTGACGCGCTGTTCCCGGTGGAGGGCAGCATTGCCGGGTATGGGTATATCGACATCGGCAAGTCGACGCAGGAGCAGATCGACCGGATGAACCAGGCGATCGTGAAGAACGCGATCATGGCGACGACGCCTCGGTGGTTCAAACGGTCGGACGGGTCGGTCAACGAGCAGGAGTTCGCGGACTGGACGAAGCCGTTCGTGCATGTGGACGGGAATCTGGGGCAGGACAGTCTGGTTCCGATCCAGGTGAACATGATCAGCAGCAATTACATTGCGATCTTGCGGGACAAAATTGAAGAGCTCAAGTGGACAACGGGAAACACGGACGTCAACAACGGCGCGACAAACTCCGGCGTGACGGCGGCCTCGGCCATTGCAGCGCTGCAGGAAGCGTCCGGCCGGAGCAGCAAGGACTCCACAAAGTCGGCTTACCGGGCCTACGCACGGATGATCCGGATGGTCATTGAGCGGATCCGGCAGTTCTATGATCTGCCGCGGCAGTTCCGGATCATCGGGCAGCGCGGGGCAGAGCAGTTCGTACAGTACAGCAATCAGGGATTGCAGCCGCAGACGCTCTACGGCGCGAACGGGCAGCCGGACGGGCTGCGGAAACCGGTGTTTGACATTGAGGTCTCGGCACAGAAGGCGAGCGAGTACACGTCCATGGCGCAGAACGAGCTGGCACTACAGTTCTTCCAGCTGGGATTCTTCAACCCACAGATGGTGGACCAGACGCTTGCAACGCTCGACATGATGGACTTTGACGGGAAGGACTCAATCATCCAGAAGGTCCAGGAGAACGCGGACCTGCAGCAGCGGCTGGTCGAGTGGCAGCAGCTGGCGCTGGCGTTGGCAGACCGGTACGATCCGGTCATGGGTGAGGGGCTGGCACAGCAGATCCTGAAGGAGGGCGGACAGGCAGTCCCGCAGGCGAGCGCCGCGGCAGCGGAGAAGCCGGAGATCAACACCGGCGAGACGCAGGAGCCGAAGATTGTGGAGAATGCGCGCAAAAAGTCGGAAGAAAGCACGCAGCCGGGATAAGAACCGCCGCTTGCGGCGGCCCGTTCCAGCGAGATTATTTCTGGCTGGCGTGGGGTGAAGTTGGGAAAAGTTTGTGCTACGATGATTTTAGAATAAACGCCAGAAAGGAATTTACAGCATGGAAGGCGAATTCACGGGCGCAGGCGCTCAGACCATGGGCGCAGCTGACGTCGCCGGTCAGCAGAGCGGGCAGGAGGCAGCCGCACAGGCGCAGGTGCAGCAGCAGCCGGTCAACGTCCCCGACGCTCAGGGACAGGGTACACAGCAGGAAGAAACGTTTGACAGTCTGATCCGGGGCCGGTACAAGCAGGACTTTGATTCTGCGGTGCAGAAGGTCGTAAAGCAGCGCGTGCGCGGGCTGAACCAGTACAAGGGGCAGGCCGAGGCGATGGCGCCGATCATCGACCAGCTGGGCGCGCTCTATGGGATCGACACGTCGGACCCGCGGAAGACGGACTTCGCGGCACTGGCACAGCGCTTTTCCGCTGACGAGCGGCTTTACAGCGCGGAGGCCATGGAAAAGGGCATGTCGGCGGACGCCCTCAAAAAGGAGTACGCCGGCAGGGCCGAGAATACGGCCATGCGGCGGCAGCTGCAGGAGTACCAGATGCGAGAAGCCTTCGCCGGGATCCAGGCAGACTTTGCCCGGGATGTGACGGCGCGGTACGGCGCGGACTTTGAGACCGAGATGCAGAACCCGGATTTTGCGCGGCTCATGGGCGCGGGCGTGCCGCCGAAGACGGCCTATGAGGTCATCCACCAGCAGGAGATCGCACAGGCAAAGGCGCAGCTGGTGGCGAACCAGGCGCGAGAGAACGTCATGCGGACCATCCAGGCGCAGGGCGCGCGGCCGCAGGAGATCGGATCCGGCGCTGCGGGCGGAGAGAACGTCCCGATGAAAACACACTGGTCACGCGCGGAGGTGGAGGACATGCGCCGCCGCGCGGCAAGAGGGGAACGAGTGATCCCCTGAGAAAGGAGATAAGAAGCTATGTTTAAATCCAAAGTCGGATTTCAGTTTTTTGCTGACGCCGGTACGCTCGTCAACGCGACCGGCAACTATGTAAACGCAGGCACCGGTCAGACGACCGCATTCAGCGGCAACGACACGCTCGCGCCGACCATGAAGACGTTCTACGACACGCAGCTGCTCGAGAACGCACGGCCGAACCTCGTGCATGCGCAGCTGGCAGGCCGTCAGGCGCTGCCGCGCAACCACGGAAAGACCGTCGAGTGGCGCAAGTGGAACACGCTGAAGGACGCGGAGGAGCTGACCGAAGGCGTCATCCCGACCGGCCAGAAGATGGGCCAGACCAGCACGACCGGCGCGATCAAGCAGATCGGCCTGTATGTGACGGTCTCGGATCAGCTGGAGCTGCATGCGCTGGACAACGTCATCCTGGGCGCGACCGAAGAGCTCGGCGCTTCCGCGGGTACGTCCATCGACAAGCGCGTGCGCGACGCGGTCGTGGCAGGCTCGAACGTGCAGTACTGCGACAAGGTCGCAGCGGGCGGCGCGCATACGGCAGTCACCAGCCGTGCAGGCCTCGACCTGACGGCGAAGCTGACGCCGGACGAGGTCAACAAGGCCGTGACGACGCTGAAGAAGATGAAGGCTCCGAAGATCGACGGCAAGTACGTCGCCATCATCCACCCGTCGGTCGCATACGACCTGCGGTCCTCGGACGCATGGGTCGAGGCGCACAAGTATGCAGACGTCACGCCGCTGTTCTCGGGTGAGATCGGCGAGCTGCACGGCGTCCGGTTTGTCGAGACGACGGAGGCGAAGATCTTCAACAACTCGACCTGCCCGGTCAAGACGGCAGCGTCTGACGGAGGAACGGCGGTCTACTACAGTGTGTACGCGACGCTGTTCCTCGGCAAGGACGCATACAAGATGATCGACCCGGAGGGCGGCAATCTTGAGATGATCGTCAAGGACAAGGACGAGATCGGCGGCCCGCTGAACCAGTTCTCGACCGTCGGCTACAAGGCCGAGATGGCGGCGAAGCTGCTGTACGAGGACCGCATGGTCCGCGTGGAGAGCTGCAGCGCATACTCCGGTACGGACGAAGCCAACTGAGAAAGGAGCACATACAATGGCAACTGAGAAGACCGCTGCGGCGGCTGCACAGGCAAACCCGGAAGACGTGTGGGACGTCATGAAGACGATCTATCTGCCCCGCGGGCAGGAGAACGAGGAGCAGAGCCGCTTTGTGGCGGTAAACGGACGGACGTTCATGGTGCCGAAGGGCAAGGACGTGCAGGTCCCGCTGCCGGTGTATGAGGTTCTGATGAACGCGCGGATGGCGGAGGAGGAAGCCTTCCGCCGCGCGCAGGCGGACAACTGACAAGTAAATGCCCATGACGGCATGAAGCAGAGGAAGGGGCAGAAATGCCCCTTCTTTTGGTAAGGAGGGGACTATGAAAATCAGAGAAGCAATCGAGACGGTCGACCGGTTACTGCCGAACCAGTACGAGACGCCGGATAAGGTCCGGTGGCTGTCGGAGCTGGACGGGATCGTGTACCGGGATATCATCTGTACGCACGAGCACGAGAAGGAACCGGAGCCGTTCACGGGCTATGGGGAGGACGTGGCTCTGGAAACGGAGCTGCTGATCCCGTGGCCGTATGATGAAATTTACCGCTGGTATCTGGGGATGAAGATCTGCGACGCCAACGGGGAGACGACGAAGTATGCAAACGAGGCGGCGAAATACAACAGCTACTATCAGGGGTATTTCAACGCCTACAACCAGGCGTACATGCCGAAGCAGTACGCGACACACTTCAAGCTTTAAGGCGGTGAGACTATGAGCGTATATCGAGTAGAGTCGGGCGGCAGGGCACCGGCGGGGCTTTCGGCCGGCGACGAGGTCGTGACCGGCGGCGGCACGTACCGCATCACGGGCGTGAACGCGGACGGCAGCTATCAGTCGCAGCTGGTAAACAAGAACCAGACGACGCGCAACTATGGCGGAAGCTACCAGACCCGGAACAGCCCCTACACCATGTCCGGTGTTTCGGACTACACGAGAAGCAAGCTGAACGGACTGGAGGGAGGCTATATGCCGTCGGGCAGCGTGCAGGCGGCGCTGGCGTATCTGGAGCAGGTCAAGGCCAGCAAGCCGGGCGCGTATCAGTCGCGCTGGGACGATGAACTGACGAGCCTGTATGACCAGATCCGGAACCGGAAGAAATTCAGCTATGACATGGGGACAGACCCTCTGTATCTGCAGTACCGGGAGCAGTATCAGCGCCTCGGGCGGCTGGCCATGCAGGACACGATGGGGCAGGCGGCGGCACTCACGGGCGGCTATGGCTCAACCTACGGCGAGCAGGTGGGCCAGCAGGCATACAATGCGTATCTGCAGAACCTCAACGACATCGTGCCGCAGCTGCAGCAGCAGGCATACCAGCGGTATCAGGACGAAGGGACGGATCTCTACAACCAGTATAGCCTTGTGAAGGGCCGGGACGACACGGACTACGGCCGGTACCGGGATACGGTCAGCGATTATTATTCGGATCTTTCGGATGCGCGGAGCGCGTACAACTCGGAGCGGTCGCTGGACCAGAGCCAGTGGGAGACGATGCTGAACTACTGGGCGCAGAAGGCCAACAACGAAAACGCTGCCTACCTGCAGGCGCTGGCGGCGGAGCAGGCGGCAGCGAAGAAATCCGGCGGCGGAGGCGGCGGAAGCAGCTCCGTGGGGCTGAACCTCATTAACGGATACGGGAACCGGGAAGAAAATGTAGCGATGCTGGATGCGAGCTACAGGGGCGTGATGCAGACGATCTCGACGCTGCTTGCGCAGGGGAAGACGGAGCGGGCCTATGACGAAGCTGTGAATGCGAGAAGCCAGATGAGTAAGCAGCAGTGGAACAACCTTGCGAATCTGATCTGGGAGCGCACGGGGCAGAAGATCGACAGCGGCGTCAGCTATAAGCAGGCGAAGGTCTCAAATAGCAGGAAATAAGGAGGACGGAATGAGCCTTATCTCGAAGAAGAAATTTATGAACGGCATCGAGAAGAACCAGTCGAAAGCGGCTGGTTCTTCCGGCAGTCTTATGAACCGGACGGATTTTGTAGCGGGTGTACAGAACGGGAACGAGGAAATGCGCAGACGGCAGGCGGCGTTTGAGGCGTATCGCGCCGCTGTGCAGCTTTATTCCAGAGATGGCGAGAGCGGGGAGAAAAAGGCGGAGAGTGCGGGGGCGGCAATCAGCGGGAAGGTATCGCAGCAGGAATACAGCCGGTCTTCCGCGATGCAGACACAGTATGGCTCATACCAGAATTACCTGCGCGGCGTGGAGGCGGCGCAGGGGCGGCAGCTTGGGCTGATGGCACTGCAGCAGCAGAGCGCGGCGCTGACGTTCCGCCCATCAGTCAAAAGCCAGAAGGATGATGTAAACAAGGCAATCGCGCGGGCACGGGCGATGAAGACCGTGGAGCGGGACCAGGTGCGCGGGATGCGGCGGACGTCGAAGCTGCTTGAAGGAGAGATTTACAACCGCGAGGTCGAGCAGGCGGACACGCATTTTTCCGGGACGGGTCTGTCTGAGAACGGAAAGAGCGTGACGCAGCTGCAGAACGAGATCGACGCGCTGCAGAAACGAAAGGCACAGGTCGACAGCCAGAGCGTGCTGGCCAGGGCGCAGGAGGCGATCGGAGACCTGAGCGAGGAAGACCAGAATCTGCTCCGGCAGTACCGCGGGAAGGAACTGAACGGGTATCAGGTGCGGGCGTATGCAAAATACGACGCGAAGAAGGCACTGAACGAGAAGGGCTATGACGACGAGAAGCTGAAGCAGCTCGCGGAATGGCAGAAGGTGCTCGACGACTATGAGAACGCGCAGAAGCTCGATGCGGCGGCACAGGAGATCGGACAGCGGTCGCCGGTGGGCGGCACGCTGTTCTCTGCGGCGCTGGCACCGGGGAAGGCGCTGGGCAATCTGGAATCGCTGCGCGGCGTGCTGCCAAGCTGGGCGGGCGGATATCAGAACGAGGATATGCCGACGAACGTATACAGCCCCGCATACAACGCGACGCGGCTGTCTTCCGGGATCCGGGGGAGCGTCATGCAGAACATGGATCCGGGATGGCAGTTTTTGTATCAGGCAGGCACGTCGGCACTGGACAGCGCGGTCAACATGGCGGTCTCGACGGGGCTCGTGGGAACCTTCGGCGGCGTGGCCGGTGCGGGGGCGAAGGACGCGGTCGCGGAGACCATGAACTGGGTGATGGGGTCGCAGGTCGCGGCGGACTCCGTGTATGAGGGGATCCAGAACGGGAAGTCCAATCAGGAAGCCTTGATCGACGGCATTGTCGAGGGCGCAATCGAGGGCTTCACGGAGAAGTATTCCGTGGGCAATATCATCGAGAGCATGCTGAGCGGCAAGGCCGTTTGGGAGAAGGCGCTGCGGTCGTTTGCGTCGGAAGGCGCGGAAGAAATCGCGTCCAACTGGCTCAACCGCGCGTATGATGTGGTAGCGAAGCATGACCGGGGTGAGGTCATGTCTGCCTACGCGGCTTACATTGCGGACGGCAAGACGCCTGCGCAGGCGCTGGCGGCGATGGTCGGAGACTTCGCAAAAGAAGACAGCCTTTCGTTCCTCGCGGGCGGCCTGTCCGGCCTTGCCATGTCCGGGACGTATGCGGGCGTGAACCGCGTGATTTTGGAAGCAAACGTCACGCAGACGGCCAGAGCGGTCATCGAGGCTGGCGAAGTGCAGGACGTCATCGACTATGGCATGGCGCAGGAAGAGGGCACGAAGGCGCACCAGCTGGCCGAGGAACTGCAGCAGACCGTGGACGATGGCGGCGAGGTGACGCAGAAGGCCGTGGAGAACACGCTGCGTGAGGTGGCGAAGGAGCAGCAGGCGGCCGTGGACGAAGGGCAGGAGCCGCGCGTGCCGGAGACGCTGACGCGGCTGGAACAGCTGCAAGCCCAAGAGCAGCAGGCACAAGCGAAGGCCGAGGCGGATGAACGGAACTTCCAGATCTTCAAGAGCGCCACGGAAATGGCGCAGGAGAACCAGAGGCTTGCGCAGCAGTACCAGCAGGAGCAGGAACAGAATCGGGCACAGCAGAGCGTTCAGGCCGTCCAGCAGGCGCAGCGGGCGGCACAGCAGCAGTACGATCAGGACAGCCTGCTTGCGCCCATTCCGGGGACAGAGAATATGGGCGAGCTGGACATGGAGCAGTACGCCCGGCAGCAGACGGCGGGCGCGGAGCAGGCGCTCGATGAAGCCGCACTGCAGCAGGAGGAACAGTATCTGCAGACGCAGGCCCAGAGAGCGGGCTACGACGAGCAGACGGCGGCGTATTTCCTGAACGGGAACACGACGGGCATGCCGGCGGAGCAGTATGCGCAGAGCTTCGGGCAGGTCTATGAGCAGGGCAGGCTCGGCGCGAGCGAGCAGCGGGCGATGCGCTATGCCGAAGGAATGAATCAGGACGTGGCGGCAGCCGCCTATCGAGCGGGCCTTGCCGCAGGGCAGAAAGGGGTAAACAATGGCAGTATCGAGGTTACTGATCAAGGACAAGTCGGGCAGGCTGGTCAGCGTGCCGAAGGACAGGCTGGAGGCGTTCGCCAAAGCACAGCGCAGCAGCAAAGAGCTGACGCCGGAAGAAAGAGAGCGGAGGGTGCAAGAGATCTCGCAAAAGCTTGGGATGAAGTAACGCTTTCGGAGCTAGGTTTCGGAGAGAACAACACGCAAAAAGTGCGCGTCATGCCGAAGGGGCAGGAGGGAAGAAGCGAGGATATCCAGGCGGCGGCAAAGTTCTTCCGGTCGATGGGCATGCAGAATGCGCGGTTCTTCACCGGGCAGCTGACGCAGGAGATCGATGGGCAGACGTTTTATGCGGACGCTGCCGTGACGGAGGACGGCTCCGTGCTCATCCGGGCAGACAGCGAGGAGTATTCTGCGTTCGAGCTGGCAAAACACGAGGGGTATCACCTGCTTGTCAAGCGCTGGCCGGAGATGGCGGCGAAGATCCAGAAGCGGCTGCTGGGCGAGGGCAAGATCACAAAGGAGATGATCGAGAGCTATGTGGACGCCTACGCCGGGATCTACGGCGACGACACGGACGCCTACGTCGAAGAGATCATCGCTGATACCTACGCCGGCATGAACCGAACGGACTACGGAACGAACCAGCTGCGCGCGGACGTAAAGATGGAGGTCGGCCAGTGGCAGAAAAAATCCGGCAGCGCGAGAGCGCCGCCGGCGAAGATGTCCGCTGCGAAGGATCAGACCACAAAAAACTATCAGGGCGTCAACCTTGCGGAAGACGGAAGCGTCTATACCTACGATTTCCTGATATCGCTTCCGGATATGGACGTGACCATGCTGCCGGAGGTCGACGCGGTACGCGGAGCCGACAACCGGGTCGATACAGCAAAGGTCGTGCAGGAGGGTATGAAAAACGCCCGCGCCGTTGGAACAGAGCGAGACGGAAAGGTCTTTGTAAGGAACCAGTACACAGGGAAGATGCTGCGAATTGACAACAGCAGTATCCGACACGGACTGAATGGAAAGCAGAACAGATTGCTGACAAACGCACGGATGGGTGTGGTGATCGGGGATATCGTGAAAAATGCGGTACCAATCAATGCGCTTAACAATAAGGCGAAAGGTGTAACAGGGACATATGCCATGGCAGCCTATGTGACGGACAGCCGCAGGAGAGAGTTTGTTGCAATCGTTACAGCAGAACAGATAAACGGGAATATCGCTGGGGTTGAGGTGTACGATGTCGCACACGCGGTAAGTGGAAGACAAAAAAATAGCAGCCAGGCGGACACGAAGTCCCAGAGAGTTTACTCTATCAAGGCTGCCAAAATTAGTATATCCGATTTACTCCAAATTGTCAACAGTACACACCAGAGTATTTTGTCGGAAGATGTGCTGCAAAAATTCGGAGAGCAGAGAAACCCGCAGGGGGATTATACCGGGAAGGCGAAATTCTCTGCCAGCGCGCGGCAGGCGTCGGAGCGGGATAAACAGAACCTTGAGACCGTCTCTGCGATGCTGGACGATGGGAGCGGGCGCGGTGTGTTTAAGGACGCCGTTTTCCTGCGGAATCCGAGGCTCATGCAGAAACTGATTGATGAGCGGGAGAAGACGCAGACGGAAGCGTTCCGGGATTGGTTCGCAGACAGCAAGGCAACGAACACGACAGGCGAGCCACTGCTGGTGTTCCACGGTGCCGGAGCGAAATTTACAAAGTTTGATGTAGGCGGGAAACCGATCTGGTTGACTGCAAACATCAAGTACGCGGAAGAATACTCCACTGCGACGCGCAGCGTTGAGCGAATTCTGCCGGAGGCATCGATCTACGCAGGGAACGTCGATCGTATTATCCCGGCATATATTCGCGTGGAGAATCCGGCGGATGTTGGAAACACTGACGGCGGATACAGCGGGAATTATGTGGATCTTGCGAAGCGGCTACAGATCAGACCTAGTGAACTGCAAGCCGTATGGGAACAGGCGGGGAAGCCGGAGCTCATGTGGCAGGTGATCAATACGCCGGGGATGGTAGAGATGCTGAAACGGCATGGATACGACGGGGTTCAGGCGGTTGAGAACGGCGTGAAGGCATGGGCTGTGTTTGATTCTGCGCAGGTGAAGTCCGCGGTTGCAAACAACGGAAGTTTCAGCCTAACGAACCCGGATATCCGGTATTCTTCGCAGGACGGGCGGTATCGGGATCTGATGGGGGAGAAGGCGGCGCAGTATGTGCGGCGGCTGGAGGCCCGGATGGTAAACGAGCTGGCGGAGAATCTGAGCGTGCCGGGGCAGGAGAAGCGGGAGGTCCTGCGGCCGATGGCAGAGGAGGCGCTGCGGTCGTTCTTTACGGACGGGCAGCTTGACCGGGCGAAGCTGAATGATCTCTTTGAAACGGCTTATCAGGCGGGCATCGAAGAAGATACGCAGTACATCGAGCAATACGGAGACCTCAAGAAGTTCATCCGGGATCAGAAGATCTCGATCTCCGAGACAGACCGGCAGGATATTGCGGACTACAATCTGTTCCGGAAGGCGGCCATGGGGACGCTGACGATCAGCAAGGACGGATTGCCGGTGGACGTGGCGTATCAGCAGCTTCGGGAAATGGCACCGGAGCTGTTCCCAGCAGACATTACCGCGCCGAGCGACCAGCTGATGAAGATCTACGACGTGGCGCGCGGCATTCAGAAGGTGCAGAAGACGCTGGACGAATACTACGGGCCGCAGGCGGCGAGCTTCAAGAAGTGGCAGCAGGCGAATTTCACGGAATCCATTGACCGGCTGACGAGCGGGCTGCGCGTGGCGCAGCGGTATCTGGAGGCACAGAACAAGGCCAAAGAAAAGCTTGCCATTCCGCAGACAGCGGAAGAAACGAAGCAGATGTGGGCGCAGCTGAAGGATGCAAGGCGAGTGGTCGAGAAAGCGCAGAGCAAGACGCTGCTGACGGAAGCCGACCAGAAGATCGTGAACCGGCTTCTGCGCGGGGAGACAAGCCCGGATTATGTGGCAGGGCTGGAAAACGGGCAGCAGATCCTGAAGGTCTACGAGGCAAAGGCTGACTATGATATGCTGGCGCTGAAGCTCAAGGCATGGAACGCGCAGCGCAAGCAGGGGCTGCGGGACTTTGCTGAGCAGGCGCTGACGGAAGCCGAGGCCGTCAAGTGGGTCGACAAGAACATGGGGATCCGGTACCAGCGCGAGACGATGGAGCGGAACATCCGGGATATCGCGCGGAAGGGCAAGGTCTCTGACGAAAAGGCCAATGCTTTTATCAACAAGTATTTCTGGCCCGTACACGAAAACGAAAGCAAGCGCAAGAATTATCTGGTCGAGCAGCAGGACAGGATCCGGGCGCTGGGACTCGACCGGCAGGTACGGAAGGGAAATCTGGTATCCGAGAGCTATGCGGTGCAGTGGCTGGGCGAGGCGGAATTCAACCGGGACTATCTCAAGCAGCATCCGCGTGTCGAAAGGCGCGGGGGGATGACGTTTGACGAGTGGAACGCGGCGATTCAGGAATTCGAGAAGCAAAACCCGAATCTGGATCTCGGCAAGGTGCGGGCAGCCGTGAAGGTTTTCCATGAGGTCTACGACAAGCTGTTCCAGGATATGAACCGGGTGCGCATTGAGAACGGCTATGAGCCGGTCAATTATCTGCAGGGATATTTCCCACACTTCCAGGAGAACGAGGAAGGCGGCAGCATTCTGCAGAAGTTCGCAAGGGCGGCCGGGATCGAGGGCGATGTGTCGCCGCTGCCTGCGACGATCAACGGACTCACGGCAAACTTCAAACCCGGCATCCGGTACATGGCGAATATCCAGAACCGACTCGGCTACGCGACGGCGTATGACGCGCTGCAGGGCTTTGACCGGTATATCGAGGTCGCAACGGACGTGATCTTCCACACGGCGGACATTCAGCGGCTGCGGGCGCTGGCGACGCAGATCCGGTATCGGGCGTCAGATGAGGGACTGAAGCAGCGAATCGATGCGATCATGATGAATCCGTTCCTGAATCCGGATGAGGCCAACGAGCAGGTTGCAAACCTGACGAAGAACGGACGGTATGGGCTTTCCAACTTCGTGGATGAGCTGGACGAATACACAAACCTTCTGGCGGGAAAGAAGTCGCGGCTCGACCGGGGCATGGAAAAGCTCATGTGGCGAAAGTTCTACAACGTCATGAAGAAGTTTGAGTCCCGCGTGGGCGCGAACATGGTCGCGGCCAACGTGGGTTCGGCGCTCACAAACTTCATTCCGATCACGCAGGCATGGAGCCAGGTGTCGACGGCGGACGTGCTGCGCGGCATGTGGGATACGCTGAAAAACTACAAGACGGCGGACGGGCTGGATTCTGCGTCGACGTTCATCAACAACCGCAGCGGCTACGGGCGGCTGGCCATGAGCACGATGGATAAAGTCTCCGCCGGTGCAGGACGGATGATGGAATCCATCGACACGTTTACGACGGGGAGCGTCGTCCGTGCGCGGTATTACCAGAATCTGCGGCGGGGCATGAGCGAGATGAGCGCGATGCAGGAGGCGGACCAGTTTGCATCCGGCGTCATGGCAGACCGCAGCAAAGGCTCGATGCCGACGCTGTACTCTGCGCGGAACCCGCTGGTGAAGCTGTTCACGCAGTTCCAGCTGGAGGTCAACAACGAACTGAGCTGGATCTTCAAGGATATGGCGCAGGAGGAGCGGAAGAAGGGCGTGGCGGCACTGGCAAAGGCCATGTTCAAATTCCTCATCGGCGCGTGGATCTACAATGAGTTCTACGAAAGCATTGTGGGCCGCCGCCCGGCGCTGGATCCGCTGGATATCATCAACGATACGGTCGGAGATTTCACCGGATACCATATCCCGAACATGGTTCTGGCCGGGATCGGAGCTGCGAAGGGTGAGAAAATCGATTTTACGACGGAGAAACAGACGACAGATAAAGCGATTGCGGGCGTATGGGGGCGCGTTCTGAGTGAGGCCCCGAGCACACAGGTGCTGACGATCCTCGGACTGGATGAGGCAATGGGGATTGAAATAGACAATGGCAGAATCGCAGTTGCCTATGCGCTTCCGGACATCGGGAAACTCAGAAAAGCAATCTGGGCCAGTAATGAGGATATGGCACCCGCAAAGAAAGCAAAGACGATTACAGATGAGCTTATCAAACCGGGCCTGTATCTGGCGACGCCGTTCGGAGGCGGGCAGATCCGCAAGGCGTATCAGGGCGCGACGGCGGCGGCTCGCGGCGGCAGCTATACGGTAGACAACGAGGGACGCGACATCTTACAGTATCCAGTGTATAACGACAATCCTGCTGACCGGGCCAAGAGCTGGGCGCAGGCGCTGCTGTTTGGCAAGACGGCGACGGAAGAGGCACAGAGCTGGGTGGAGAGCGGGTTCAAGTCGCTGTCCGCGAAGGAGACTGCCGCCTATCAGGGCATGACAGAGGGCGGAACCGACCAGAGAGAAAGCTACGCATTCGTGACCGCCATGAAGAAGGTCGAGGACAAGAATGCAAAGCTCGCCATGCTGTACGCCTACGACATCCCACAGAACGCGAAGACGGCATATTATTATTCTGTCATGGCGTCTGACGAGGAGCAGGCGAAGATGGACGCGCTGGCAGCGGACGGCGTCGGCTATGACGCCTACATGCAGTACAAGCAGACGTACTTCAAGCAGTTCGGAACGCAGACAGTTTCGCAGGAACGGATCCAGACCGTGCTGGATGGGCTGAACCTGACAAAGGCGCAGAAAGCCGCGCTCTGGGCGGCCATGGGGACGAGCTGGAAAGAAGAAAACAATCCGTACAAGTAACCGCAGGCCGGGGCAGATGCCCCGGCCTTTGCTTCGCGGCGTGGGGTGAATCCGGCGCGGGGGTCTGCTACACTGGATGAAAAGGAGGGATGCGGCATGGCGACGCCAATTCCGGGGGCTTATCCGAGCCCGAGGATCGACAAGGGGGTGCTGCGGTGGTACGAAGGGGACACGTTCTCGATCGTGCTGCGGTTCGACCTGAAGGACCAGGACGGCGAGCCCGTCACGATCGGGACGACGGACAGCATGGCGGTCGTGTTTCTGGACGATACGCGGCAGACCGTCCACACATTCAGCTTTGCGAAGGTGGAGAATGAGCAGGTCACGCTGAACTTCGACGCGACGGTCACGGCAAAATTCCAGAAGGGGAAATACACCTACGATATCCGGTACACGCACGGCGACAAGACGACGCTGGCGAGCGGGAACCGGGCGTTCGTGGAGTAAGGAGCAGATATGAGGGTAGAGATTCCAAATCAGATCACGGTGACGATCGGCGGGCTGATCTCCCGCGGGGTAAAGGCCGTGGAGGTTACGGACGCGGGGAAGCTGATTTTCACGCTGACGGACGGCAGCGTGATAGACCTCGGCTCGGTCATGGGCCCGCAGGGGCCGAAGGGCGAGACGGGCGCGACCGGCCCGCAGGGCCAGACGGGGCCGCAGGGCGCAAAGGGCGACACCGGCGCGGCAGGCGCGAGCATCACGTCGATCACGAAGAAATCGCAGAGCGGGACGACGGCAACGTACACGATCGCGCTTTCGGACGGGAAGACATTTGACTTCAACGTCGAGACCGTCAAGGGTGAGAAGGGAGACACCGGCGCGAAGGGCGAGACTGGTGCACAGGGTCCAAAGGGAGAAACCGGCTCACAGGGGCCAAAGGGCGAGACCGGCCCGCAGGGCGAGCAGGGACCGAAGGGCGACACCGGCGCGGCAGGCGCGGAAGGCCCAAAGGGAGCGACCGGAGACACCGGCCCGAAGGGGGAACCCGGCGAAAAGGGCGAGAAAGGCGAGAAGGGCGACACGGGCGCGCAGGGCCCAAAAGGAGACCCGGGCGAAACCGGCCCGCAGGGGAAGACCGGCCCGCAGGGCCCGACAGGCCCGACCGGCCCGAAGGGCGATACGGGAACGGGCTTTACGGTCAAGGGCTATTACGGCTCGGTCTCCGCGCTGCAGGCGTCGGTCAAGAATCCGGAGGCAGGCGACGCCTACGGCGTGGGCGCGGCTGCACCTTATGACATTTACATCTACGACGGCGTGACGAATGCGTGGGTCAACAACGGGCCGCTGCAGGGCGCAAAGGGCGACAAGGGAGATCCGGGCGAACAGGGGCCGAAGGGCGAACCGGGCGACACCGGCCCGGCGGGCGCAAGCGGAACGGACGGCATAACCCCGAGCATCGGCGAGAACGGAAACTGGTATCTCGGGACGACTGACACGGGAAAGCCTTCGCGCGGCGAGAAGGGCGACAAGGGAGATCCAGGTGCGAAGGGCGATCCCGGAGCAGACGGCGCAAAGGGCGACAAGGGAGATCCGGGCGAACAGGGGCCGAAGGGCGAACCGGGCGACACCGGCCCGGCGGGCGCAAGCGGAACGGACGGCATAACCCCGAGCATCGGCGAGAACGGAAACTGGTATCTCGGGACGACTGACACGGGAAAGCCTTCGCGCGGCGAAAAAGGAGAAAAGGGAGACAAAGGCGAAAAAGGCGACAAGGGCGAGCCCGGCGCGGACGGAACGCCGGGACGGGACGGTACGGACGGTCAGGACGGCGCACAGGGTCCGGCAGGTGCAGACGGCGCTCCGGGACAGGACGGCACGACCTTTACGCCCTCAGTATCCGCAGATGGCATTCTTAGTTGGTCGAACGATGATGGAAAACCGAATCCAACTAGTGTAAACATCAAAGGACCTGCAGGAGAAGCTGGACCGGGTTCGGAGTTGTTCTATGTCGGCTGCGGCATTCATTCTGAGAATACCTATGATCAAAGTGTCACGCACACCAAGACATATGACGAAATCCTTGCAGCTTATAAGGCTGGGAAAGCGTGTTATGCAAGAGTGAAACTCTTTGGGGCATACAATACGAACCTCCTGCTTCTTCCGCTTGCGGAAGTGGATGAAGCGTTTGGGTATGTCAATTTTGCATTGACAAAGATGACGCAGGGCGATACGTCGGAAAAACTGATGATTTATTACGTCCATATTGACTCGGATGGCAATGCAGAAGGCTACTGGGGTACACGGTATACGCTATCCGGCAGCGAGAAATTCCTGCCGAGCGTCACAGCGGCCGATAATGGGAAGTTTATGTGCGTTGCGAACGGGGCGTGGAGCGCCGTCACGGTGCCGGATGCGGAAGGAGGGTCTTACTGATGTCACGATGTATGACGGACACGGATAATCTGACTGCAGTTGCCGACGCGATCCGCACCAAAGGCGGCACGTCCGCGCAGCTGGTCTATCCGGCAGGGTTCGTTTCCGCGATTCAGGCAATTCAGACCGGCGTCACGCCGAAGTTGGTCGTGACCACCTCTGCGGGGGCGGCTGTCACAGCGATAAAAGGCTCAAAAACAGTCAGCGGAACTGCCGGAACAGACGGAACATGCACGCTGGAAATCCCGGAGGCAGGAGAATGGAGTGTAACGTCAACAGCAAACGGACTGAGCGACACGCAGAGCATCGTGATCGGAACGCAGAGCATGTCGCTGTTTTCGGTCGATCCGGTTTTTGCAAACAACTCCTGGGCGGGCGTTGTAACGGCCTGCCGCAGAGGGAACGTGCCCTCCACATGGGTCGTAGGCGACAGCATGCCCATGACGATCGGTGGTACAGACTATCAAGTTGATATCATCGGAAAGAGTCATGACGACTATTACGACGGCTCAGGCAAGGCTCCGCTGACGTTCCAGTTACATGACTGCTACGGTACGGGGTACGGCATGAATGACACAGAAACGGTCGTAGGCGGCTGGAAGAGCAGTAAAATGCGGACAGAGTATCTGCCGTCCATTCTGGCGCTTATGCCGGAGAACGTTAAAAACGGCGTCCGGGAGGTCAGCAAGAAGAACGCAGCAACAGCATCTTCTATTGTAACCTCGGCGGACAAACTGTTTCTGCTCTCGGAAATTGAGATTTTCGGCAGCCGGGTCGTATCCGCTGCAGGCGAGGGAACGCAGTACAGCTATTATGCGAATGGTAATATGTCTGGCGGAAAAAAGGTGAAGACGATGAACGGCGCTGCCGCGACGTGGTGGCAGCGGTCACAGAACTTTGCAGGCGCAGGCGGCTTCGGCTTTGTCGGACAGCAGGGCGGCACAAACGGCGGCGATATTACAAATCTGTACGGCGTGAGTTTCGCATTCTGCTTTTAAGGAGGAGATCGTATTATTTATAAAACAAACAGAAGGGAGAAAACCAATGACAACAGAAGAGCGCGTGACCGAGGTGGAGCAGCGGGCGAAAAGCAACTCGCACCGCATTGACGAAATGCAGTCCGACCTCAAAAACCTCACAGAACTCACAGCCAGCGTCAAGGTGCTGGCGACCAAGCAGGAGAACGTCGAATCCGACGTCCGGGAGATCAAGACCGACGTTAAGGCCCTGACGGAGAAGCCCGGAAAACGCTGGGACGCCATCGTCGCGGCGGTCGTGACGGCCATTGTCGCGGGCCTTGTCGGCTGGGCGCTGGCCCATGCGGGACTGGGCTGATATGCGGACGAAGGGCAAGTGGAGCAAGGGCGAAATGGCGCGAACCATTGTTGTGTATCTGCTCCAGCTCATCACGACGGTAATTGTCTGGGCCTGCGCTCTGAAAACCG